CTATTAAAATGTGCTTTCAAAGCACAATACATCAAATATACATCAATGGGTTCCATCATCCTTACCCTTATAACCATCTTCTTCTACTCTACGTTCTGTATTAGAAGAAGAAGTTAAACTGGCTGCAACAAAACTCGCAGCTGCCAGCATAGGAATTACATATACCATCTTATCTGTCAGATATGCAGTAATATATGTTGGTACTATCACAATAGCTGCTTTAACAAGTCCCTCTTTAATCATCCGGCATTTTTAATTTATAATAAATATAAGGTTCGCCACAAGGTACTGATTCTTTACCTTCCTCATATATCCTACATTGTAGAGGAATTGATTTAGCTGTTGGATCAAGAGCAGACTTACCAACATAATGCCACTCTGCACCTTTTGCTCTATCTATCGCAACTTTATCAAAAAATTCTTTATGATCTGTCATAAAAAGTACTGCTATTAAAACTAAAAACCCTGCAAACATATTCTTTCCCTAATCCTTAAATTTACCATCTTTAATTAGATGATGTAGTCTATGTTGAAATACTACAAAAAATAATCTAAACAGATTGTCAGCTTTATATGTTCCGTTTGGAACTTTCAATTCATACATCATACTGGTAACTGTGCTTGTCTTGGTAGAAAGTTTAATTCTCTTGCATTAGCTTCAATCTTTTCTTTAAGGCCCTTAGAAATAAGAGAACCCAAACCATCGGGTTCGAGTCCTTCTTTTTCACAATACCATAAAACTGCTTCCATGTGAGTTATTCTTTTATTCTTTACAATATCTTCTATTTCAATCGTAAAAGTTTTCGGTGTATTTAATCCCATAATAATCCTTTATATATTGTGGAGTTAACCGTGGACTCCACACGGATGTATTATGGCATCACCCAATAATGAAGGGATATTAGGGAAGAGGCATGTTCTTCGGCCGACCTACTTCCCAACGTGAACTTATAACCTGAGGCGACTCGAGCTCGAGTTCCTATAGGTGCCACTCTCCCTTTTAGGGTCAGATTTAAATATCTGTTCCCCAAAAACCGAGGGGAGACTTCTGTTGCCAGGTGTCTCCCGAACCCCGAGCGATTATGCAGCTAGTGCAAAATTCTCATATGAGACAGTAGTTTTCTGTGAACCGAAGCTCGCATAAACTACATTGTCTACCGCAATATTATCGTTTGCGTTTACGAATTTGACCAATAACGGAGTCATCCGACAATTCTCCACATTTCTATTACACGCCAGTCGATCCTAATTCGCCCCCCTCAAAAAAAGATTAGGTAAACTACACCACTGAGGAGGAACACATCTGCACAAATAGACCAAGCCATATATGCTCTTATCATCCACTTACTTACCTCTTGGACTAGGGGGCTCTTCATCATCGTGCCCCTGTAGTTCTTTTTCCACTATAATCTCCTTTTGGTGGAGGCGGAGGGAATTGCACCCTCGTCCTGTACGTTTTTCAATCCGCATCATCGAATTGTACTCTATTTATACCATGTTTGAGAGATTTTGTCAATCCCCTTTGAACAGAAATTCCAGTTTTTTTAGGTTTTTTAGGAGGAAAATCTATTCCCTCTACATGAAGGTCTTTCCCCATTGAAAGAAAACATACATATGGGCCGGGAATATATTCTAAAACTGTAGACTGCCGAGTTTCTTTGTTATATAACATAATCACATTATAACCAGTTTGTACGTCTTTCCACATTGCAAGAGGTCTTTCTTTTGCAATATTTGTAACAGCTTCCAATGTTGTTTTAGGATCACCACACATAAGAGGTTTCATTGTACTAATAACTGTAGGTACATTAGGTTTTTTTCCCTGATGTTCTGTTTTTTCTACTTTAGGTTCTACTTTAGGCGATGTGTCTTTGGGTGGTACTGTATTAGTTGTCTGACATCCCATCAACAGAAATACCGCCAATATTACTGCTAAGTGTTTCATTTTGGTTTCTCCATTCCGTAACGGTTTCTGTTAACGCATCTAGATAGTCATGTTTACATTTTACAAATTCTTGGACTGTTCCATCTTCTGTAACAACAAGGATCACTACTTGATCAATTACAATCCCTGTTCTTTCTTGAAACATCTCTGCATATGCAGAGCCTTGAATGTAATAGTTTTCGTTCCAATCGTCCTTACGTTCTTTAGTTGATGTTTTAAAATCTATAACAGAAGGTACACCATTGTACTCTGATACACAATCAACTCGACCTGCCACCTTATATTTATCACTATAGAGTCCTACCTCTAGTGCATAGATATCATCTATATTTTGCAATACCTTTTCTTTTAACTGAGTAAATATACAATAAGGCAGAAAATCTTTTTTATGTTCCTTCCATTTTGTGGGAAAACGGGTAGCCATATTATTGAGGTAATCTTCACACATATGGTGAACTTTAGTTCCTCTGGATGCTGCCTTTCCAGAAACATAATTGGCAACTTCATCACCTACACGTTTTCTCCATTCTGTCAATCCTTTCTTGTCTCTACTAGAAAGAACTGTAGTTATTGATGGATACTCTTCTCCTTCTGGAGTAATATAATATCGTTTTTTGTTTACTGTCTTGGTTTCCAGTGGTGGTAGAGCCACTGGAACATGATTAAATGTTGTCATAATTTACTCCATATCAATAGTTGGATTGGCCCAATTACTATTTTTAAAAAACTCTTTTCTTTGTTTGCTCAGTTTATCCAGCTCATCTCCATAATATGTCTGAAAAAATCTGGGTAGAATGGAATGAATTCCCAATCCTACAATCATTTTTAAAAGAGTCCAGTTCAAACACCAACATACCAGAAAATGATAAGCTGGGCCCATTTTGTCTTTCTTTAAATGTATTTTACATTCCTTGGTAAACATTATTGAAAATCTATTCCTGTTGTCCATTCTGTAGATGTAGTTGTTATGTGTTTATGAGTAACCTGTTTGTTAATCTCTGCAAGAGTATCAGAGTCTATATGCTCTTTCAGTTCTTCTCTATGTCTTTCTGCCATTACCAATTTGACAAAAGATCGTATAATAAAAGAAGAAGTAGAAAAGGTAAACACTATAGGTAATATTCCATGAATAACTCCCAGTATCATATACCATATCCCTTTAAGTGAGTTGACCACACTAAAGAATCCATGGCACCAATATCCTTGAGGATTATCCGTTGATTGTGGATGTTCCAGAAACATCTTATACCATGCCATCATGATGAACATTTCTTTCTCCTATTACTAAAATATTTGTATAACTTATAAATCCCCCAAGTCAGAGCTATTGTTCCAACGCCAACTCCTACACCCGAAAGAAATGGATTCTCATCAATCCATATATGAACAGAGGTTAATCCTAATGCACTAAGAATAGCGACTAATAGGGGGAAATAACATACTGGACACATTATTTTTCTCCCATGTTTCTCATCCTTACTACTAATCGATCTGCTCTTCTGGATACTTGTTTGTACCATTTAGAATCGACCATTTCATCTGCTGCAGATTCCCAATCTCTTGCATCTACACCACGCTTCATTCCCTTGAATTTACTTAGTCTCGTATAACCCATATTGAACATCATGTTCGCAACTATTAATTTGACTTCCTCTGGCAAATGTTCAAACTGTACATATAATCGCTCGCAGTCTGACAATACTGTTTCGATATCGGAATCAAAGGCTTCTGCAACTCTATCGTTATCGACTTTTGTACCAACGGGGGCTCCACACTCAGGATCATCATCAGTGATGAGATGACCAATACCAAAGGTAGGATAACCAAGATGATCCAGATATACTTCATACTTACAGCCTTCATCATTAGCTAATTCCATTCTTAGTTGATATCTATTCATCCTTTTCTTCTTCTTTTTCAGAGGGCCTTATTAACTCCTGATGGACCATTATCGTGTTTAAAGGAGTTAAATCTTCCCAGACATCCCAATTCATCTTTTCCTTATACTCTTTTATTTTGTCATTCATTATTCAACCCCTATACCAAGTTTAATCTTGTTAATCAGATAACTCCTGACAAAGCCAGACCGCACTATGTCACCAATAGTAAATTCCATGCAATTAAATTCTTCCATCTCAT